GTTCTTCATACACAACTGATACAGCTGTTGCTAACCCAGTTGTCACACCTGGCGGAGGATACACAACCCCTGCTACTCTCACAGGTAACGGTGGATCAGATCGTTATGCAGCTATCATGATCGGTGATAACGCATTCGGTCACGCTATCTCACTCCCAGTCGAACTCCGCGATGGCGGTATTCTTGACTTTGGTCGTGAGCATGCACTTGCTTGGTACTCAATCTTTGGACTTGGCCTCATCACTGACCAGTCTGTTGTTATCATCGAGACCAACTAATTACAACTAAATAGCTTAAAGTGGGGGCCTTAACGGGCCCCCACCATTTTCATTGAGATACTAATTAGGAGAATATAATGGCTAAATCAAAGCCCACTGATGTAACCGGTCGTGTACGTGAGCAGCTTGCAGAGCAAGCGGCAGCTGATATGAACGATCGCGCAGCTGAAATGTCTATGGCAACAGCTCAAGCCCAGGTTAAACTAGAGACCGAAGTTATTGATGCTACTAAGCCTTCCCGTCAAACCGTTATTGTTGATGACCCTGTGACTATTGGAAGCACAGACGATTCATCTGTTGAGATTCGTGTTGTTCAAGACCTCGAGAACATGACTCTAGGTAAGGGTAATAACTACAGCTTCAAGGCTGGAGTTAAGTACAAGGTTACAAAGCAAGTAGCGCAGCACCTTAAGGAAAAAGGTTATCTGGCTGGCGTTATCTAAGGCATACTTAGCGAAGTGGGCGCCTCTTTTTTGAGGCGCTCTTTTCGTATGTAGAGATTTTTTATCGGTTCTACGACATCATTGGTTATAACGAGTGTAGGGAGTTTTGGTGGCTTTATTATCTGACATACTCTCTAGGGTCCGTTTAGACCTCGGAGATATTCAAAAGAACTTCACCTTCACAGCCACAGGCGATGGCGTAACAACAATCTTTTCTACTGGCATTAAGCCTATTGAGATTGTAAACCTTACAGTTACTGAGAACGGTAACCCTATTGGCTACCCATACGGGTACACAGTTGAGCAAGATACGGGCATTATCACCTTTGCCAACGCCCCTGCAGCAAACGCCACCATCCTTATTCAAGGCGTTCAAGATCGCTACTTCTTAGACTCAGAGCTCTGCGTCTTTATTAATGACGCTGTAACAGAGCACACATATAACCGCGTAGATGCCTACGGTACGCAGGTTACCCTTGCTAGCATCTCTCCAGTTGAGACTTACCCAATTGCTATCTTGGCAACCATTGAGGCGCTCTGGGCACTTGCTACAGACGCAGCCTTTGATATCAACATCACCGCCCCTGATGGGGTTATGATCCCAAGAGCTCAGCGTTATCAACAGCTCTCATCTATTATTCAGCAGCGTTGGGAACAATATAAGGCCCTATGCTCACAGCTTAATGTCGGTCTATGGAAGATTGAGATGGGCACGCTCATCCGCACATCTCGTACGACTGACAAGTACGTTCCAATCTACATCGGTCAAGAGGTAGATGACGCCCGTAAACCTGAGCGCGTCTACATTACTAACAACCTTACTGGCCGCAGCCCTATGCCAACCAACGCACAGAACTACGATATTATTCTTTACCAGGGCAATAACTTTTCTGTTGAGTTTGACTTTCCATTTGACGCCTCGCTTTATGCTTGGGCTGCTCAGATCAGAACCTACCCTAACTCCCCATCTTTATACGCAAACTTTGGTATAACAGTAACCTCTCATTCGTCAACGCTTAGCAAGGTAGTCCTTACATTACAACCTAAGGACACAGAGTATCTGCCAACTCGCGCTTTCTGGGATCTAACAGCCACATTAAAGACAGACGATACTCAGGTTACAACTTACGTCAAAGGACAAGTATTTACGACTCAGGCTGTAAGCCTTGACGTCGGCACCTACGGAAGTTGGTAGGACTTGAATACTTGTAATACTTGCGGTAACTGGCCGTGCACTTGCCCAATTGTAGTAGTGCCTCAAGCACCAATTGCTATTACAGTTGTGCCACAAAATACTGGCTATGGGGCTCAAGGTATTCAAGGTACTCAAGGACCTGCTGGCTCTGGTAGTGGCGGTTCACAGGGAACAGGTGCGCAAGGCGTACAAGGCACACAAGGTATACAGGGCGCTTACGGAATACAAGGACACATTGGTCAGACGGGTGTTCAAGGTTTTACAGGTACACAAGGACATCTTGGTATTCAAGGATCTTCTGGTTACATTGGTGCAGATGGCCATCAAGGTACACAAGGTGTTCAAGGTCTTGCTGGTCAGTTTGCTGGTCAAGGTGTGCAAGGTCTACAGGGGCAGGCTGGTTTACAGGGAGCAACTGGTCTACAAGGAAGCGTAGGCTTACAAGGATCAGTTGGTTTACAAGGAACAATTGGCGCTCAAGGTACACAGGGCGTACAAGGACACTACGGTAACCAAGGAACAACTGGTACACAAGGTTTTGTTGGCGCACAAGGTTTACAAGGTATACAAGGCGCACAAGGTTTACAAGGCGTACAAGGTAATCAAGGAACACAAGGTTTATTAGGCCTTCAAGGAACGCAAGGAGTGCAAGGCGTTCAGGGGCCTCAAGGGACGCAAGGTGTTCAAGGACATTATGGTAACCAAGGAACTATTGGTGCACAGGGAGTTCAAGGCGTACAAGGCATTCAAGGATCGCAAGGATCAATTGGTGCACAAGGAACGCAAGGCATTCAAGGGCTTCAAGGTCTTATTGGTCTACAAGGCGTAAATGGTATTCAAGGATTTATTGGCTTTCAAGGATCAACTGGCTCTCAAGGTCTACAAGGACTTATAGGTCTTCAGGGCTTTAGTGGTATTCAAGGCCTTACCGGTTTTCAAGGTGCAACTGGCGCTGGTGCGCAAGGTACAACTGGTACTCAAGGTGTTCAGGGTATCCAAGGATTTGGTTATGCCCAGCTACAAGGTGTCCAAGGAACTACTGGTAGTCAGGGAATTATCTCTGGATCTTCGGCTCCTGCCAACACTGGAGTCCTATGGTTAGACACCTCTGTAGGCGGAATTGTTGGTACCCAAAAGGTTACCTTCTTAATCGGTGATGGAACCAACACTACTTACACAGTCACACACAATTTGGGCACTAGAGATATTGAAGTTACTGTCTACGATCAGACCACCTACGCGGTAATTATCCCGTCATCTTTGGTCTACTCAACTGTGAATACCGCAACACTAACTTTTGCCTCCCCACCCGCCTTAAATAACTACAAAGTAGTGGTCCTGGGATAATGATGACGGAATTTAGCCCCACAGAAATAGATTTAAGACTTAACATTAATGCTGTAGCCAACCTAGGAGAGCCATGTCCCAATTAAAGTATTATGACACCGGATCCGGTCAGTGGATCGCGGCCATTGTTGGCGCGCAAGGCGCTCAAGGAACAACAGGTATTCAAGGTACCCAGGGCGTACAAGGTACGCAGGGTATTCAAGGAACGCAGGGCGTTCAAGGTACAACTGGAACACAAGGCACGCAGGGTACACAAGGTATTCAGGGAGTTCAGGGAACTCAAGGCTTACAGGGAACACAAGGTACTCAGGGTGTACAAGGTACACAGGGTATTCAAGGAATTCAGGGACCACAGGGTACACAAGGAACACAAGGTGTTCAGGGTACGCAGGGCATTCAAGGCATTCAAGGTGTGCAAGGCACACAAGGTACGCAAGGCACACAAGGCGTACAGGGAACACAAGGCATTCAAGGTATCCAAGGTAATCAGGGTACTCAAGGAATTCAAGGCGTTCAGGGAACGCAGGGTATCCAAGGAACTATTGGTCAGACAGGTTCACAAGGAACTCAAGGTATTCAAGGCATCCAAGGAGTTCAGGGAACTCAGGGTGTACAAGGAACAACTGGTCTACAAGGTACACAGGGAACACAGGGCGTTCAAGGAACGCAGGGTGTTCAGGGAACAACTGGTATTCAAGGTACGCAAGGAACGCAGGGAACTCAAGGCGTTCAAGGTACCCAAGGAATTCAAGGTATTCAAGGTACGCAGGGTACCCAGGGTGTACAGGGTACACAAGGCGTACAGGGCACACAGGGAATTCAAGGAATTCAAGGCCTACAAGGCCTACAGGGTCTACAGGGTGCTTCCGGTTCACAGAACGCACACGCATCTGTTTACACTACAACAACAACTGCGCTTGCCGGTTCACCTTCATACACTGCAGGAACAGCAGATGCCTCTAACGGTCTTGGTGTAGGCGCTTACCTTCAAGCAACAACTAACGGTTATTTGGTAGTTGACGGTTACACATACTCTGGACCACTACCAGCAGATACTCGCGTACTTGTTAAGAACCAGGCCGATGCTAAACAAAACGGTATCTATACAGTTACAAGTGCAGGCTCTGCATCTACTACCTGGAAACTTACTCGCGCAACTGACTATGACAACCATCTTGCAGATCAAGTAGAGCCTGGCGACTATGTATACACAATTGCTGGTTCAACTAACGTTGGTACCTCATGGATCCAATATGATCTTGGCTCTAACACTAACGGCACCATCAAAATCGGTACCGATAACATCAACTTCTCTCAGACCTCTGCTGTTGGTAACCAGGGTACAACTGGTGCCCAGGGTACTCAAGGTGTTCAGGGAACACAGGGTCTACAGGGCACACAGGGTATTCAGGGCACCCAAGGCATCCAAGGTATTCAAGGAGTACAAGGACCTCAGGGAACCCAAGGAGTTCAAGGAACTCAGGGAACCCAGGGACTACAGGGTATCCAGGGACCACAAGGAACTCAGGGTACGCAGGGCGTACAGGGAACCACTGGTATCCAAGGAACTCAAGGCACCCAGGGAGTACAAGGCACTCAGGGAACGCAAGGAATTCAGGGTACTCAAGGTATCCAGGGAATCCAGGGACGTTCTTACACTGGCGTAACCTCAACTACATCTAACACAATTGGTACTGGTTCACTAACCTTTGCTGTAGCAAACTCTGGCGCATTTGCGCTCGGTCAGTTTGTAACAGTTGCTTACACAGTAACGCCTGCTAACTATGTATCTGGTCAGATCACATCGATCACAACAGATACCAGCATTACTATCAATGCAACAAGCACTGGCGGTTCTGGAACATTCTCACAGTGGACAATCTCTACTGCTGGTGTTCAGGGTACAACTGGTTCACAGGGAACCCAAGGCACTCAGGGAATCCAGGGTATTCAGGGCCTACAAGGACCTCAAGGAACTCAAGGAGTTCAGGGTACACAAGGAACGCAGGGTACTCAGGGAGTTCAAGGAACTCAGGGT